AAATTGGTCTACCTCTGCTTGAGCTTCATCTCTAACAGCGTGTATAAATGCAATTAAGGTTTTACGATTAGGACCAGCAGGCTCTAATTCTAAAGTTTCCTCTATAACATTTAATACTTCAATTAATTTTATCGCTTCGTGTGCCATATTTTACCTCACTAGTTTATCCATAATTAATAATGCAACATAAGATATGATGATTACTAAACCTGTGGTTGCTATTAATTTACTTATTAACTTAATCATTTTTACCCTCACTATCTAATAACAATACAATATAATGTATCGCCTTTAATAAATCTTTACGATTTTTTCCGTCTTTCTTACCATATCTACACAAATATTTTATTGCATTTGCCTGGCAGAAATCTTTATCTATATCAAGATGTCGCAACATATCTTGAACTTGCATACCATCTTCTGTGGTGCTATAATGTTGTTTATAGGTGCCTTGAATGTAGGCACCTATCTCTTGTAATATTTGGTCTTCATTATACTTCATTCATTTCTCCTATAACTTTAGATACATCATCCTCTTTGACATCAGGTACTTCAACTGTAGCATCCTCAATCATTTCTTCTGTTGTTTTATCCGTTTTACTTGTCTTTGTGATATACCTCATTGTATATTCTCTCATGGTCATACCATAATTTTTTTGGGCCCAATGGTCTTTAGGTGAATCAGATGACCATGCCTCATATAATCCTTTAAAGTTAAATAATTTTCTACCCATTGAATCAACTAGATTCTCATACAACTCTGGCATTTCTCGTTCTTGTTCCATGTGTTCTCTGCAAAACTCTGCCTTTTGTTCGTTAGTTTCTAAAGTAGCAAATGCTGTTCTTATTTCTTCTCTTGTTATCATAGTTATCTCCTAAATATTATTAAACTTAAATTACTTAATTTTGTACAAATCCAATCATGTATGTTATGTAAATTACATATCAGATAAATTAAAATTGCAAGTACGATAATTGTTTTCATGAATTTTCCATCATAATTTCTATATGACTTTTTAATGCTTCAAAATGATGACTTAAATCTGAGGTGTTAATATCAAGACCTGATTGTTCTATCATATCTCTAATATTCCACTCACATGCCTCAATCTGATTTCGCACTCGGTCACATGTATGTTCATATTTTTGTTCTTCTGTCATTATCATAATTTACCTCTCTAGTATTACTAAGTGTCCGAAATTATCATCAAATACTCGGACTAAATTTTCATAATCTGTTCGTGTCATGTCTGCATAGATAGAATCAAAATCATACTTTGCACCCATGCGATTTAATTTTTTACATAAATCGTTTGCAAGTCCTATCAAGCAAAATGCATTACCATCTTGACCTGTTAGGTCGATTATCATTTTATCTGATTGTTGTTTCTTTCGTATTGTCATATTGTCTCCTTTAGTTAAAGTCTATCCACTCAATTACACCTTCTACATATCCTATTCTTTGTTCTACATGAGTAGGATTTGTAAACATGGTATTTGCTTCTTTAGGTTTTAAACCTTTCTTATGTGAAATCGTTATGTGAGCTGCACCTTCATCAACTCTTGTTAATCTTTTTTCTTTTAATGATAGACTGAAAGAATCATAAAACATATCAGTCACCCAAAATGCTTCAATGTTTTCATTTCTTCTTAACTCACTAATGTATGCATTAACTCTTTTGCCGACTAATTTTATAAGTCTGTCAAAAACCCATTCTTCAGGTTTGTATGCAAGTGTTATATGGTCACCACGAACAACTTCCATTGTTGCATTTTTCTTGACAACATCTTGCCAAGATTCATCTAATTTAACTGCAAAATATCCGTTATGATTCATTTTCAATACTCTCTCTAAAATCAAATTTATCATGAATTCCTAAGAAACTTAATCCTATTCTTTCATCATTTGTTAATTCATCTTCATAAAGATTTTCTGTATCATCAAAAGTTATTTCACCTTCTGATACTTTTTTTAATGTGTCGGATATAACTTGTTCACCTATATCCATTCCGTAATCACTTATACTCATTTTAAACCTCCTATAATTACTTTATAACTTTCTTCATTTATCGGGTAAATTGCAAAACTCGTTGCATATCTTTGTAGACAATGATTAGGTTCTCTCCTATATCTTAGTCTGTAATCACTTTTACCACGATATCTAATTCTAAATTTACCTTTAAAGTGTATTTTAAAATCATGCAACATATCTATCGGCAAATTTTTTGCAATTGATTCTTCAAAATATGGTGATAGATTGTCTCGTATCTTTTCTAAACAATATTTTTTAGAATAAATTCTTTCTGATGTACGACCCATTAAGGCATCCATGCCTAAGGGTTTCTTTTTCATCCAGCCGTCTATACCTGGCCATTCTTCACCACTCATGATTGTCATTATACTGAACTCCCAGCACTTCTTTGTATTATGTGCATACATGCGATAACTAGTGTAGCAGATATATCATGTTTTTTCATGATTGTCTTTACTTTGTATCCTCGTTTGATGTCTGATAGTATGTATTTCATAGTGTTTTCTCCTTTGTTTATTTTATGTGTCCATTATACAATGTACGGCAAGTCTTGTCAAGCACTTTCCGGTTGTATAAACTATTGATTTTTAAGGATATTTTAAAATAATTTAAAATAATTTGTTGAGAATGATTCTCATTTGGTAGATATTGTTCAAAAAATGTACAATTCATGCATGGATTCTAACATATATAGAACACCATGTCAAGCATTATTTCCAGTTATTTTTCACCCAATCTTGGTCTGATTCGTGAGGGTTTGGCTTACCATGAAATACTGCGATTGAACCCTCACCCCTAGAGAAGTCCCAGCGACCTCTGTCGAATCTAGGGTCTACTCTGTCGTGCCATTTATATGAAAAGGTCCATTCATCAGGATAAGGTTTTACCTTGTCTTTGGGTTTGACTTTAAGATTTGGCATATCTTCTACGATATCTGTGGTCAATTTAGATATCACATTTTGGTCACCTTGCAATTGCATGAGTGCTGATTTATCTGCAAGAAAGCCATTCCATATTCTTTCTGTTTCTGTTGCATTATTCCATTTCATGACACTAGAGTTCCAACCCTTTGTCGCATAACTAAAATCTCTCGTTACAGAAAACTCATCTTCATTACTGTATGTAATAAACTTATCTATGTTTTCTAGAATGACTACATCTAAATCTAGATAAAAGTTTACACCTTCTAGTTCTGCCTCTGGTGAAAACAATTGTAGTTTGTTCCACCAACCTTCATAGTTATGATGATGAAAAGGTTTACATATAATATTACCATCTAATAACTTAGGTAATTTTACATGGTCTGTAAAACAATAAAACTTATGAGGTATTGTCAAATGTCTTTGTACCATGTTGTACAAGTTTTGTACATACTTTACATCATACTTATCGCCATAATATACACAACAAAAATTCATACTATTTGATTTTTCATAACCTCAAATGCTTTACCACTTTCTATTTCAGGTAAAGTAAATTGATTTTCTACAACAAACTTCATCCACTCTGTTACAGTTTTTCTGCCTGGTCTAAAAGGTTTGTTTGCATATTTTAAATCTCTACTTGCAATCGGTGAACATACATTTTTACCATGACATATAACAGGTGTCATATTTAAAACAGCGTCTATTGCCGATAAACTCATGTTAGTAACTAGACAATGAGCGTCTACTAAACTATCTTTTATATCTGTACCCCACCATTCATTATTAGGTCTTGGTTTGTTTCTAACTTTTATTTCTCTGTCTGTATGTTTTTTTAATTCAGTTACACATTCATTTATCCACTCATCTTGATTCATACCATTTATATTATAAGTTACCATTTGTGATGAAGGACATACTAGAATATGTTTTGTATCACCTGTTTTCCAACCTTTAAATTCTACATCAATACCTTTATGTTCTAGTTCTGTTAATCTTTCACCTGTACCAACACTACCTCTTATTGTATGTAAATTTCTATGTACAATTCTAAAATATGTTTTGTCATAGTCGTGAATTTTAGGTTCAGGATATCTTGTGATTTGTTCTGTAAAGTATCCTACATCTACATAGAACCATGTTTTGTTTTCGTTGATACAATTTTGAATCTCTGGCACATTTTTACCTGCAAGACCCCAAAAGAAATGTACTTCTTGGTCTGATTCAGGCCAACCTTTTTTAAACGCTTCCCATATCTCATGAGATAGGCATTTATCCCAATCTAACTTATGATATATGTTCATCTGTCTTTAAGTCTATTATAACAAGTGCCGTCTGCAATCTCTGTCATTGTATATTGATTTGCAAGAACACTATTTAACCATTTCTGTCTTATATCATCAGGTGTGTATTGTATACTATCTAAACCTTTTTCTATCATTTCTAAACTATGCGATACAGGATAAGCTGCTGACATATGTCCACAATAACCTGGTATGCCCCATATGTGTGCCTGTATAGCAGCCGCTGACTGTAGACTTACTACTGCCTTTGCACCTTTTACTTCTGATTCAAATGATACTAAACTATTTTTCTTTCTAATTCTTATTTCTAAATCCGTGTTTTTCTTTAATAGTTCAATAGTATCTTCTGTCCAGTTAGGTACATCCCACCATCTCTTTGCAAAATCAGATGGTTCAAATACTAGAATATATTTACCGTCTTTTTTCCATGGTTCTAATTGTACATGTTCTTCATACTTTTCTATTCTTTTATAATCATCATCTGATAGTTCATCAATCTCATTTATTATCTGTGCATTTTTTGTAACTCTATAAACTCTATCTTTTAATTTAAAGTTAGGCATATGTTTAGATTCATTCATAACATATGCATGGTCAAAGAAATACCAATCCTGTTCTTTCTGACCTGCTTCATCTATGACTGCTTCTGTACCTCTTAAACAACCCCATACTGCAACAGGTGTATCTAGTTTTTCAAATGTAGGCCATTCTGTTTGCTCATATTGTCCTACTACTTTTCTTTTTTCATGCATAACACCATTTGCACTTTTAACAAATGCTCTTAATATCTGGTCTGTTATTTCTCTTGTGCCGAATCCTTGTATCATCTTTCTATCCACGAACATTCTTCATGATACTGGTTCCATGTTCCTGAATAAGAACAATTTGCATACTCTTTAAACCACGGACCACCTTTTGTAAAATGAATATTATTAACTTTTGATTTAGTGTTATAACCTGGTTCATCTACTAACCAGTTCCATTCTAACGGTAAATCTCCTATTAGTTCATCACTTTCTAACCATTTAAATTGATGTAGTTGTAGACCTGTTGCACTATTAACATAGTCTGGTGTAAGTTCATTACACTTCTTACAGTTCATTAACATAAATGATGACCAATTCTTTTTCTCATACTTTGTTTGTACTTGACCTAAAAACTTTTTATCTTCTTCTGGCGTGTAATCATGTTTACATAATTGTACTGCATACTTATCATCTCTCATACGCCATAAGTCTGCAATATCACCTAACATAAGTTGGTCGCAATCCATAAATACTGCCCACCCTTTATAGTTCATAAGATGAGGTACCATGAATCTACTAAAT